TACATTTCTTATAGCAACTTTAACATAGATGCCTACTAATATAAATTTTGATAAAAAATTAGGTGTAACTTCAAGAAACACTTCTATTACCTTACCTTCTGCTAGTGGATTTACAAATGCAGATTCATTACTTTTAGGTGGTGTCGTAGGACAGCATGCAGAAAGTAATGCTGTTTATACTGCTTTAAATGGAGCTACTAATGTAAGTTTTTCATTGTGGCTTAAACCTATAAGTGGAGGTTCTGGATTAAGAATGGTTTTTCAAATTGGAAGAGGATCTACAGGTTTAAACTCACAGTGTCAATTATTTTTATATGAGGGTAATAGAATTGATTTTAGTGTTAATGCTAGTGGTGCGTATGGTAGGGGAAATATAGGTACTTTAACATATGGAAGTTGGAATCATTTGGTAGTTGCTGTTGATTTAACTCATGGTGGAGGTCCAGAATGTCAAATGTTTTTAAATGGAGCAGATGTAACAATAGGAGATAATATGGGAACAACAAACAGCTTTCCAACAGCAACTGATGAGTTATATATAGGAGAAAGTAAAACAGGTCATTACAACCCTTTAAATGGAAATATAGATGAGTTTGCAATATATAACGGAACTACCTTAACTCTTGCTCAAGCACAAGCTATTTATAATCAAGGAGGAACAGCTAAACCAGGAGATTTATCAACATTATCACCTACACCTACTTTATGGTATAGGATGGGAGATAGTGATGGAGGTTCTGGCACAACATTAACAGATGCTGCTGGTTCAGCTAACGCAACATTAATTAATTCTGCATCATATACTACAGATGTGCCTTAAAAAACAGTTATGCAAGTAAGATCAATATTTACCACATATGCAATAGTTAGAATGGAAGATTTATCAAAGATTGATTTTTCACAAACAGGAATAGATTCTGCTAATACAATTAGAAAAAATCTTTTAGATCCTCCTACTCAATTTCTTTTATGTTGGGACACCGAACCTACTTTTATTGCAGATGGTACAGTCATACCTGATGGACTATATTCTCATGAAGAAATTTTAGAAGAAACAAATACTGAAATTTGGACTGCTTTAGAAGCAGAAGATTAAAAAAAGAAATATGAAAATAAAAGCACATGCTGCTAATATCCATGAGATTAAACTTGAGGGTACAAAGGCTAGAATTGCCATGTTATCAGATATACACTGGGATAACCCAAAGTGTGACTGGGATGCACTAAAAAGAGATTTAAATTACTGTGTAAAAGAATCTATTCCTATTATGATAAATGGTGATATGTTTTGTCTAATGCAGGGAAGAGGAGATAATAGAAAAAATAAATCTGATATAAGACCAGAACATAACAATGCAAAATATTTAGATAGTATTGTAGATACTGCTGTAAAGTGGTGGTCACCATACTCTCATTTACTTACTGTTATAGGATATGGTAATCATGAAACAGCTATTATTAAATGGCAAGAAACAGATATACTTGCTAGATTTGTTAAAATGCTGAATCATGAAAACAATACTAATGTACAAGTAGGTGGTTATGGTGGCTGGATACTTATAAATCAACTTCTCAGAGGTAAAAAAACAGAAAGAGGTGGGGTAATAAGAACTATGAAGATAAGATACTTTCACGGATCAGGTGGAGGAGGTATAGTAACTAAAGGAGCATTAAATCTTACTAGAGCTTTAGAAATGTATGAAGACTTTGATGTATTTACTATGGGTCACATACATGAGAATGCAGCTAGAAATGATGTAAGAGATAGATTAATCCAAGGTAGAGATAATTACAGACAAGAACAAAGACAAATCCATATGATGCTCACAGGTACTTACAAAGAAGAATATGGTGATGGGTCCAAAGGTTGGCATGTAGAAAGAGGTGCTCCAATTAAACCTGTAGGTGGTAGAATCTTAAACATTAGATATAGAAGAGATACTAAAGGGGGTGCTGACATCTATCATAGAGGTATAGATTCACATAAGTTCCCTGTGTAAATTTTCATAATTTAAATAATTTTCGTATATTATAATAAGTATTATTTATGTATAAAATATTAAAGAATGGAAATTTCAAGTATGCAGGTGGGTTTTGATGCTCTGCTGTCAATCCTATCAGCCTTAGTAGGAGCATTAACAGTTTGGTTTACATTAAAAAATAAAGTAGCAATACAACAGATGGTTTTAGATAATTTAAGTAAGGATGTTAGTGTAATTCACAAAAGAATTGATGATGTTAAAGATAAAGTTGAATCTAATAGAGAGAAGCAAGAAAAATCCATTACAGACATTAGAGATGATATGGCCAAAATGAAAATAGAAATCATTGAGGCTATTCATGCAATTAAAAATAAATGATAAAAACTTTTTTTGTATTACTGCTGCTAGCATTAGTTGCTTGTAGTCCAAAAGCTAGATTTACCAGATTGGTAGAAAAGCACCCTTATTTGCTTACCATAGATAGTGTAGAAGTATTAGATACTGTAAGACTTACTGTAGAAAAGGTAGAACATGATACAGTATTCTCTCAACATTTCTGGACTGAGATTAGAAAAGATACTTTAGTCATAGAAAAAGAAAGACTAAGAATTGAAATATTTCATGATACTATTCATGATTCTATTTATGTTAGCGGTAAATGTGACACTGTAACAGTAGAAAAAATTATAGAAAGAAAGATTCCTATAAAATATTATGAGAAAACTCCTAAATGGAAACAGCTTATAAATAAGGGAATATACCTTTCTTTTATATTGTTAATCTTATATGGTATATATAGACTGTGTAAATTTTTAAAAACTAAATTATGAAAACTTTCTTTAAACAATTATTAAGTGATGAGTCAGGAAACTATTCATCTAAGAGATTATCAGGATTAATATGTATATTTGCTTTAGTAGCTTGTTTAATAGCTAATACGTTTAGTCCTGAAGAGATTAGACCAGCTGAATACTTAGTTGATGCTGTGGCTTTATTTGCATTTGGTGCATTAGGTCTTACATCAATGGATAAGTATAGCAAAATAAAAGGTGATAAATAATGGAAAAAATAGTAAAGTGCCCAAGTTGTGGAACAGAGTTTGATTTATCTATAAAAGAAAGTTCTTCTAAAGAATCAAACTATGTATGGTTATTTGATAATGGTCATGGTGGTATTATAGATGGTGTATATCAAACATCAGGTAAAAGATCTCCTAGATGGGACGATGGTACTATTCTTTATGAAGGTGAGTTTAATAGAGCTATTGTAAATAGATTAGTAAAGCTTTGTAAGGATAATAATATTGATTATGTTAATCTTGTAGATACTCAAAAAGATGTAAGTCTTGGAGATAGAGTTAGATCAGCTAATAGCTATGCTAAATCATCAAAAAAGAAGTGTATATACGTAAGTATACATGCTAATGGTTTTGATAAAGAATCTGCTAATGGATGGTCTGTATATACATCCCCTGGTACAACTAAATCAGATAAGATTGCTACAACTTTATTTAATAAATCAGCTGCTGAGTTTCCAGGAGAGTATATGAGAAAAGATACTACTGATGGAGATCCTGATAAAGAATCAAACTTTTATGTATTAGTAAATACATCTATGCCAGCTATATTAAGTGAAAACTTTTTTATGACTAATTATAGTAACTGTCATAAGTATCTTTTACCTGAAGAAGGTAGAGATAGAATAGCTAAGATACACTTTCAAATGATTCAAGAAATAGAAAAAAAGAATGAAATTTAGAAATAACTGGAATAATCCAAACAAGCAGTGGGATAAAGTAATGATTCGTCTAAGAATATCTTCATTAGATATTTTTAATTTAGAAGTGGATATATCTAGAAATTTCTATCTTCTTACAATCTTAAATTTTACTTTTAAAAATAGATAAAAGTTTAAACTATAAACATTTAAACTTTTTTTGTATATTTGTTTAAATCTAAATATACAATTATGAACAATCCAAACCAACATGAAGATCTATCTCCAGAAGAGCTGGCAGCAAAGAAAGATGAAATGATGACTTTCTATAAGGACTCAATGCCTTATTTAGAAGCTCAATTAAACTATGAGAAAATGCTTGCTGATATTGATGAAGTAAGATTTAAAAGGACTCAAATTCAAATGCAGTATGCTATGATGATGGCACCTGAAGAAGAAGCTGAAGAAACTGTAAATAACTCTAAACCAAAATCAGCTGCTAAACCTACAGCTAAAAAGAGAGTACTTAAAACAGAAGCATAATGGCTTTAGTTAATCAAGTACAAAAGAAGGTTATGATGTCTAAAAAGCACATCATAAAGTTCCAGATATTAACTCACTGTTATATAAATGGTATAACGGTGAGTAATTCTGATTTAGACTGTTTAACTTTACTAAGCACTATTGGTCCAATTGAACTTACTCATTTTTGTTATGATGCTGCTGAAGATCATAAAATTTTTAAATCTCAGCAAACTGTTAGAAACTGTATAAACAAATGTGAAAAGAATGGTTTAGTTAAAAAAGATATAAATAACAAAAAAGTTATAGCAATTAATGATAACATAAAAGTTCAAACTAATGGTACTGTATTATTAGATTATAAGTTTTTAGCTAAATGAATCCTAAAAAATATAATGAAGCTTTTAAGACTGTATCAGAAGAATTAAATGTGCCAAAAAATCTGGTAGAAACTCTTACTAGATCTTACTATAAAAATGTAAAGATGTTATTATCAGATTTACATCATCCAAGAATTAATGTTTCAGGTTTAGGTATTTTTACTGCAAAACCTTCTGTTGTAAAAAAAGCTATTCCAAGATTTCAAAAATATTTAAAAGACCATGATACTTCTACATTTGCTGCATATTATAACAAAAGAATGTTAGAAGAAAAAATTAGTCAACTTAAAAATTTAACAATTGAAATAGAAAAAGAAAAGAAAAGAAAAGAAGAATTTTTAAATAAAAGAAATAATGCTGAATCTAAAGAAAATTTGGGAGAATAGAAAACAAATTTATGAAGGTATTAAGAACTCAGTAATGAGGGATAAGTTTGTAGAAGAGGTGGCTGCTAAAAGAATGAATATTTGTACAGAGTGTTTAGAAATAGATCTTAAGGGATCTGAGTGTGAAATGCCAGGTACACAACCTTGTTGTGGAAATTGTGGTTGTTCTTTAGCTTTCAAGACAAGATCATTATCTTCAAACTGCCCCATAGGGGAGTGGCCTGCATTAATGACATTAGAAGAAGAAGATAAATTAGGAGAATTATGAGTATTATATTTAAGGAATCAGATCATAGCTATGTAAGTTCTAATGAAGATAATATACATTGGATTAGTGTAACTACATTAACATCTCATTTTAAAGAGCCTTTTGATGCGGCAAAGGTTGCTAAAAAAGTAGCTAAAAGAAAAAACTCTAAATGGTATGGAATGAAACCAAAAGAGATTGAAGCTGTTTGGAAAAAAGAATCTGAAAGAGCAATGAAGTTAGGAACATTTTATCATAATCAAAGAGAAGATGATTTATGCTCATTAGCTTCAATTGAAAGAGATGGATCAACTGTACCAGTGTTTGCTCCAATTATTAAAGATAATGGTTTAAAATATGCACCTAATCAAAAGCTTGATCCTGGTATATATCCTGAACATATGGTGTATTTAAAGTCTGCAGGTATTTGTGGACAATCTGATTTAGTTGAGGTAGTCAATGGAAAAGTTACAGTTATTGATTATAAAACAAATAAAGAAATTAAAATGCATTCTTATAAAGATTGGGAAGGTATTTCTCAAAAAATGCAGTTTCCTTTGTCTCATATAGAAGATTGTAATTTTAATCATTATGCCTTACAACTCAGTATTTATATGTATATTATAATAAAACATAATCCTAAATTAAAAGCTGGAAACATGTTTATACATCATGTTCAGTTTGAGGAAGAAGGTAAAGATGAGTATGGTTATCCTATTCATAAGTATACACCTGAAGGCGATCCTGTTGTAAAAGAACTAGTTCAAATTCCAGTTCCATATTTAAAGGATGAAGTAATATCTTTAATACACTATTTGTATGATAACAAAAATAAAATAAAAAAGAAATGATAGCTAAACTCTTTGACATAGAAAACGGAACTGTAATTCCTACCGAGCATTGTTATACTTTAAAATCTTTAAAGCACATTATGGACACTTATCCTGATGATTATTTAAAGATATACCAATATTTATTTTACATGACTTGTCCTAATCCTGATATGAACCCTTTCTTTCACACACCAGAGCATGAAAAAGAAGAAATAATATTAGCAGAAGTAGATGCAGAGTTTTCTACAGAAGATGATGATATACATAATGCATTAAAGTTTTGTCAAAAAATGTATGAGACTCCAACATCTAGAGCATATAAAGGTATTGCAGCTATGCTAGATAGATTAGGTAGATATATGCAAACTACACCAATTGAACATGGTAGAGATGGTAATATAAATTCTTTAGTTAATGCTGCAGCTAAATACCAACAAATTAGAGAGTCTTTTAAAGGTGCATATAAAGATCTTCAAGATGAACAACAAAGTAGTGTTAGAGGAGGCATTGGTTTAGGATATGATCAATAAAACAGAAATATATCAAGATATACCAACGTGGACTAATGGAACTTGGGAAACTACAGATTTTGAATCTAGAGAAGAGTTTGCAACATTTGTAAGAGATATATTTAAAGAACCTGGTCAATATAATTTTGATGAGACAAGTAAAGAATTTAATAGTCAAGCAACAAAATTTACTGAAACAAATGTTTATTGCGTAGCTCCATTTAAATCTAGAGATTTTATAGCATACTGGGAGGGTGAGAAAAAGAAATGTAGAAAAGGAGTAATATTTAAATCAGGAGATAAAACTTGGTATATAGCCAGAGACTACTATATGTGGTTAAACTTCCTACCAATATTTAATAAAGAAATACAGCAGTTTGGTTTTGCAGATATTAGAGATGCTCAATATCATATGGCATTATATGAAATGCTAGCAGAATTAAACTATAAACATGTAGCTATTCTAAAAAAAAGACAGATAGCTTCATCATATTATCATATGGCAAAGCTTATAAATCAGCAATGGTTTGAAGCCGGGGTTACTTTAAAGATAGGAGCTAGCCTTAAAGATTATATAAATGAAAAAGGATCTTGGAAGTTTTTAGATGAATATGCTGCATTCTTAAATGAACATACTGCCTGGTATAGACCAATGAATCCTAGTAAGGTAATGATGTGGCAACAAAAGATTGAAGTTAGGAAAGGTAACAGAAAAACTGAAGTAGGTCTTAAAGGAACTATACAAGGTATGTCATTTGAGAAAGATCCAACAAATGGTGTAGGGGGTCCTGTTAAATATTTCTTTCATGAGGAGGCAGGAATTGCACCTAAGATGGACAAGACATATGAGTATATGAGACCAGCAATGAGATCAGGACTTACTACTACAGGACTATTTATTGCTGCAGGATCAGTGGGAGATTTATCACAATGTAACCCTCTTAAGGATATGATACTTAACCCAACATCTAAAGATATCTATGCGGTAGAGACTAATCTCATAGATCATAAAGGTACTGAAGGTATGTCAGGTTTATTCATTCCTGAACAATGGTCAATGCCTCCACACATAGATGAATATGGTAATTCTAAAGTAGAAGAAGCTACTGTAGCTTTACAACAACAATTTGATGACTGGAAAAGAGAACTAGCTCCAGAAGATTACCAATTAAGAATATCTCAGCATCCTAGAAATATAAAAGAAGCATTTGATAATAGATCTGTTTCTATATTTCCTACACATCTTTTATCAGCACAAGCTAGAAGAATAGAAGAAAAAGAATATGGTTATGAGTTTCTAGATATATCTACAGATTCTAATGGTAAACCTACAGTAAAGAAAAGTAATAGACAACCTATCAAAGACTTTCCTATAAATAAAAAGACAGAAGATAAAACCGGATGTTTAGTAGTATGGGAAAGACCTAATAAAGAAAAGCCAGACTTTGGAACTTACTATGCTTCTATTGACCCTGTATCAGAAGGTAAGACTACAACATCAGAATCTCTTTGTTCTATTTATGTAATGAAAGCTTCTGTAGAAATTACAAAAGTTACAGGTAATGATGCAGAGACATATGTTGAACAAAGTAAAATAGTAGCTGCATGGTGTGGAAGGTTTGATGATATTAAAAAGACTCATCAAAAATTAGAACTTATAATAGAATGGTATAATGCCTGGACAGTAATAGAGAATAACATTTCTTTATTTATTCAATATATGATATCTAGAAAAAAACAAAGATATCTAGTACCTAAGAGTCAAATTATGTTTTTAAAAGATCTTGCTGCAAATAAAAATGTTTATCAGGAATATGGTTGGAGAAATACAGGAACGCTGTTCAAGTCTCACCTCATTTCATATGCTATAGAATTTGTTAGAGAAGAGTTAGATCAAGAAACAAAAACAGATGGAACAGTTTTAAAAACTGTATATGGAATAGAAAGAATTCCAGATCCTATGCTGATAAAAGAAATGCAAGAATATGCAGATGGAGTTAACGTGGATAGATTAGTATCTTTTGCAGCACTTGTATCTTTTATGAAAATACAGGAATCTAATAGAGGTTATGCTAAGCAAGTTATTAGAGATGACGCAGCTAAAAACTTGCAAAAGTCAGAAAATTTGTTTAAATTAAATAGTAGTCCGTTTAGAAATTTAGGGAATAAATATAAAAAATTTAAGGGTAAAACTTTTAAGAAGTCAGCCTTCAAAAATATAAAATAGTTATGCAAGTATATAATGCACTTCAACTTAAAAAGGGAGCTAAAGTAGAAAGAAACAGAATGGGTAGTATAACCCAGCCATTACAGTTTTTACCAAAAAAACAAAAAGATGAAGAATGGGCAGCTTGGAATCTTGACTGGTTAGAGTGGGAGGGCATTAAACAAATAAAAGTTAATGCAAGAAGAATAATGAAAAATTATAAACTTGCAAAAGGTATAATTAATAGATCAGATTATATTGTAGAAGAAGACAATGAAACAAGAGATATTGTAAGCATGCTTACTGAAAATGATGGTGAGGATGTAGCATTAGAACTTAAGTTTTATCCAATTATACCTAATGTAGTTAATGTATTGGTAGCTGAGTTTGCAAAAAGATCAACTAAACTTACTTATAGGGCAATAGATGATTTTTCTTATAATGAAATGTTAGAAGAGAAAAGGCAAATGGTTGAAGAAACTTTAATGTCTCAAGCACAGTTAAAAGTTACTGCAGCATTATTAGAGCAAGGGTTAGATACTGAATCTGAAGAAGCACAGCAACAACTTAGTCCAGAAAATTTAAAAACACTTCCTGAAATAGAAAGCTTTTTTAAAAAGAGTTATAGATCTATGGTTGAACAGTGGGCTGATCATCAGCATCAAGTTGATGCAGAAAGATTTAGAATGGAAGAATTAGAAGAAAGAGCTTTCCGTGATATGCTTATTACAGATAGAGAATTCTGGCATATGAGAATGATGGAAGAAGATTATGAAGTAGAACTATGGAATCCAGCAGTTACTTTCTATCATAAGTCTCCTGATGCAAGATATATTTCTCAGTCAAACTGGGTAGGAAAAATAGATATGTTAACTCCTTCAGATGTTGTAGACAAATACGGATATCTAATGTCAGAAGATCAGTTAGAAGCTTTAGAAGCTACATATCCTATAAGAGCTGCAAATTATATAATAGGTGGTCAACAAAATGATGGTAGTTTTTATGATCCTACACAATCTCATGAATGGAATACTAGTATGCCATCATTAGCAATGAGACAATATACTACTGCTGCATCTATGAGTGGAGATGATGTTGTATCTAGAATATTATCTCAAGGTCAAGAAGATGGTGAACCTAATAGTAATTATTTTTTAAGAGTTACAACATGTTACTGGAAGTCTCAAAGAAAACTAGGACATCTAACAAAGATTGATGATAATTATGAAGTAATTAATGAAATAATAACAGAAGACTATAAAGTAACTACAAAGCCTATATACGACACTAGATTATTTAAAAATAAATCTAAAGACAATTTATTATATGGTGAGCATATTGATTGGATATGGATTAATGAAGTGTGGGGTGGTATTAAAATAGGACCAAATTTACCAAGTTATTGGGGTATGAATAACCCAGATGGATTCTCTCCTATGTATATAGGAATAGATAGAAAGTCAGTAGGTCCATTAAGATTTCAATTTAAAGGTGATAATAATCTTTATGGTTGTAAACTTCCTGTAGAAGGAGCTGTATTCTCAGATAGAAATACTAAGTCAACAGCACTTATTGATTTAATGAAACCATTTCAGATTGGTTATAATATTGTAAACAATCAGATAGCTGATATATTAGTAGATGAACTTGGTACTGTAATTATGCTAGACCAAAATACTCTTCCTAAACATTCATTAGGTGAAGATTGGGGTAAAGGTAATTTAGCTAAAGCCTATGTAGCTATGAAAGATTTTAGCATGTTACCATTAGATACTTCTATTACAAATACAGAGAATGCATTAAACTTTCAGCATTTCCAAAAATTAGATTTAGATCAGACTAACAGACTTATGTCTAGGATTCAGTTATCTAATTATTTTAAACAACAGGCATATGAAGTAATAGGTGTTAACCCACAAAGAATGGGTCAGCAGATATCTCAACAAACTGCTACAGGTGTAGAGCAAGCTGTTAATGCATCATATGCTCAAACAGAAACTTATTTTATACAGCATTGTGATTATTTAATGCCTAGAGTTCATCAAATGAGAACAGACTTAGCACAGTATTATCATTCTACAACACCTTCTACTAGGTTAACTTATATTACAACTGCAGCTGAAAAAGTAAACTTTGAAATAAATGGTACTGATTTATTATTAAGAGATCTTAACATTTTTGCTTCTACTACTGCTAATCATAGAGCAATGTTAGAACAACTTAAACAAATGGCAATGCAAAATAATACTACTGGAGCTTCTATATATGATCTAGGAAAAGTTATTCAATCTAACTCTATAGCTGAACTTAATAATACTATGAAAGCTTCAGAAGAAAAACAACAGCAACAAAAACAACAAGAGCAGCAATCACAACAGCAAATGCAAGAACAGCAGATTCAAGCTCAGCAAGAAGCTCAGCAAAAGCAAATGGATTATGATGAAGCTCAAAAAGAGAAAGATAGACAAAAAGATATTCTTATTGCTGAGATTAGAGCTGCTGGTTATGGTTCAATGATGGACATTGATAAAAATGAGCAAAGTGATTTCTTAGATGCAATGGATAGAATTCAAAAGACTGATCAGTATCAACAACAGACAGATCTTCAAGAAGAAAAAGAAGTCAATAGAATGAGTATTCAGAATCAAAAGAACCAACTTGAAAGAGAAAAGATACAAGCTCAAAAAGAAATAGCTGATAAACAAGTTCAAATAGCAGCAATGAATAAAAATAAATATGACAAGTAATGGACACGTTTGAGATATTAACACAGTATGGAGTATTAGGCATATGGGTGTTATATGCTATTACTAGAGAGAGATGGTTGCTTAGAAAGATTGAAGAAATTTCTGCAAGGTCTACCCAGGAAAGAGAGACTTGGCATAAAGAAAGAGAGCAGTTTATGAAGCAATGTCATGCGGAGAGAGAAAACTTTATAAAAGAAATTGCTTTAGTAAGAGCAGAAGAAAGAAAATTTTATATAAAAGAGCTTGAAAAAATAACTAAAAAAATAAATTAGCTATATAATGTGAAAAAATTAAATAAATTTTTTATAATTATTTTAAATTTTTAAAATTTATTTAGTATATTAAAGTATAACCAACAAAAAAGTAAACATGGCAGAAGAATTAAATGAGGAAACTCAAGTGCAAGATTCTACAACGGTAGAACAAGTAGATGTAAATATTGATGAAATGTTTGGTCAACCTGGAGCTGAGAGCATATTACTACCAGCAGAAGAAGTTGAACCAGAACCAGAGCAAAAGAAATCAAACCTTTTTTCTAAGGGAGAAGAGTTTGATCCAACGTTCATTGACAAGACTGAGGATAAAGTTGAAGAAACTGTTGAAGCAACAGAATCATCTCCAACAGAAGATAAAGCTTTAGTAGATGAAGCTCTTTCTGAATTGGATGATATGATTTCTGATGCTGAGGAAACTGAATCTAAACCAGGAAGACCTAAATTAGATAAGAGCGGTCTTGCTGAATTAGCAACTAAAATGATTGAGGAGGGAACTCTTTTTGGTTTTGATGATGAAAAACCAATTGAAGAATACACTACTAAAGACTTCAGAGAATTATTTGAAGCTAACTTTCAAGAGAGAGAGGCTAAGATAAGAAGAGATACTCCAAAAGAATTTTTTAATTCACTTCCTGAAGAACTTCAAGTTGCAGCTAAGTATGTAGCAGATGGTGGTACAGATTTAAAAGGATTATTTAGAACTCTTGCTCATGTAGAAGAAATGATTGATCTAGATCCTTCTAATGAACAACACCAAGCAGAAATTGCAAGACAATACTTACATGCTACTAGATTTGGAACTCCTGAAGAAATAGAAGCAGAGATTCAAGACTGGGCTGATATGGATAGATTAGAAAAGAAAGCTAATCAGTTTAAACCTAAGTTAGATAAGATGCAAGAACAAATAGTTACACAACAACTTGCAGAACAAGAAGGTTTAAAGAGACAGCAAGAAGCAGCTGCTAAAGATTATATGGATAATGTATATGATACTTTAGCTAAAGGAAATATATCAGGACTTAAGCTAGATAAGAAATTGCAGAGTCATTTATATTCAGGATTAGTTCAACCAAATTATCCTTCTATGTCAGGGAAGCCTACAAATTTATTAGGACACTTATTAGAGAAGTATCAATTTGTAGAACCAAGACATGACTTAATTGCAGAAGCACTTTGGTTATTATCTGATCCATCAGGATATAAGACTAAGATTAAAAGCATGGCTTCTAAAGAAACTGTTGAAAAAACAGTAAGGCAATTGAAGACAGCTCAGTCTAAAAAGCTTAGTTCTTCTTCTACTCAAGATAGTACACCGTCTGTAGGTAGAAAAAGACAAACAACAAAAAAAATACAGAGACAGAACAATATGTTCAAAAGATTTTAAATTAGTAAACAATAAAAACAAAATAAAAAATGGCAACTCCAGTTTTAAACAATGGTATCTTTCTACGGGATACAGCCTATGAGGCAAGTTCACACGTAGACTCTTACCACTTGGTTAACATGTTGAAAGATGCAGAACCTATGGACTTAGGTCCGGTAGACCTTTGGGCTATGGCTCAGAAAGTTGAAATGCCTCTTTATCAAATGTCTAGCTTTGGTGGTAAAAATGTAATTATGGTTGACAATGCTCGTGGAGAGTACAAGTGGCAAACACCTGTGTCAAGAGATCTTCCTTATGTAGTTGAGGATATTGATCCTACTTTATTAAACACAAGAGGTGCAGATGGTACTACTTTCCGCATCAAGTTAAGCTGTAGAGAATTTGGACATGGTGATATCATCACTTATGACAAATACAATGGAGCTGAACTTTATATTACTGATGAGGACATTCTTCCTACAGGTGATGGGTTTATCTACACAGTTCAGATGGTTAACAATAACAACTCTGCAACTTTTGATGCTGCTTATTTAGCAAATGGAACTAAGTACTTTAGAAAAGGTTCTGCTAGAGGTGAGTATGGTGAAAGATTTTCTGACATCAAAACTAATGCAGGTTTCCGTGAATTCTACAACTATGTAGGTGGAGCTGAAGCTCACGTTCACTATTCAGTTTCTTCAAGAGCTGATCTTATGATCAAAGGAGGAATGAATGCAGATGGTACAGTTCCTGTAACTGAGATCTGGAAAACTAGTGGTGAGGCTAATAATCCTTCTGTAGCTTCATTAGAAGATATGGTAAAAACTATGGGTAAAGATAAAGTAAAGAGAGCATTTGATAATGGTGATCTTTCTAGATCTTTCCTTACTAATATGGAAGCTGCTCACTTAACTAAAGTAGCAAGTGATATCGAGTCTTACTTAATGTGGGGACAAGGTGGTAGAGTTAGACAAGACGGTCCAGATGATTTAAGATTATCTGTAGGTCTTTGGCAACAACTTGATAACTCTTTCAAAAGAGTATACAACAAGAATAACTTCAACCTTGACTTATTCCGTTCTGAGATTTATAACTTCTTTAATGGAAAAGTTGAATTCCAAGGTCCAGATCCACAAAGACAATTAATTGTACAAACTGGTATGGGTGGAATGAGAATGGTTAATGAAGCTATCAAACGTGAAGCTGTAGCATCAGGTCTTGTAATTCAAGCTGCTGATATAGGTGCAATCACTGGTCAAGGAATGGATCTTAACTTCGG